GGAGGAGAACAGCAAAGCGATAGATGAAGTGTGCCGCCTGCTGCATACGAGCAAATCCGGATTGACCTCATGAGCTCCACCCTCGAAAGCCGCTTTTGCGAGCTCTGGAACCTGCTCGATGGCCCGGAGCTGCTGCCGGAGTACCGCTTCCACCCGCCGCGCCGATGGCGGGCTGACTTTGCGCACCCGGCAAGCATGACCCTCATCGAGATAGAGGGCGGAGTCTGGAACCGGGGCCGCCACCTCACCCCCAAAGGATTCATGGCGGATGCCGAAAAATACCTTACCGCCGCGCTGGATGGATGGGCAGTCCTGCGCCTGACCGAGCCCCAGATAAAGCCTGAAACCCTGCGCCACATCATCGAATATGTCCGTCAACGAGCAACTTCTCAACATCTGGCAGGAGGCATGGAGACCGCCTGACCGTCAGCCCGTCTGGCAGTGGGCAGAAGAACATATCCGCTCCATTCCGTACAGCCCCATGCCGGGCCGCTTCCGCATAGCCAACTCCCGGATGATTCAGGAGGTCATGGACGCGATTGTAGACCCACATGTCCGGCTGGTCAGCATCGTGGCATCCGTGCAGAGCTCCAAGACCACCGCGCCGGAGGTGGCACTGTGCTACATCATTGCCAACTTGCCCGGGCCTACCCTCTGGCTGGACCAGACGGACGATGACGCCAAGGACCAGAGCGAAAGCCGCCTGCAAAAGCTCTTCGATGAGTGCGAACCGGTGAAAAATCTCTACCCGGCCAACCCCAACAAGAAGCGCAACACCACTATCTACTTCAACAACGGCATGACCCTCTGGGTAGCCGGTGCCCATAACCTCAGCAACCTGCAAAGACGTTCCATCCGGTGGCTTATCGGGGACGAGACTTGGAGATGGCCACAGGGGCACATGGCAGAAGCGGAGGCACGCGTGACCGCCTTCGGCTGGCTGGGTAAGTGTATCTTCTGCTCGCAAGGTGGCTTTGAGAATGACGACACCCACCGCAAGCACGCCACCACCGACATGAGGGAGTGGCAATACCGCTGCCCGCATTGCAGCACCCGGCAGCCCTTCACATGGCAACAGGTACGATGGGCCAAGGATTGCCGGGACGATTCCGGGGAGTACGACTTCGGCAAGGTGCGCGATTCCGTGCGGCTTGTCTGCCGGGAATGCGGGCATGAGTTCGAGGACCATGACGAAACCCGCCGCCGCCTGAATGCGGATGCCTGTTTCGTGCCGCTCAATCCCCGCGCCGCCCGGGAGAATGTCGGCTTCCACTGGAACGCGCTTGCCACCATGAGCTGGGGCTCGCTTGCAGAGATGTACCTACGCGCCAAGGAGGCCTCCCGCAAGGGAGACAACAGCCTGTTGCAGCAGTTCTACCAGAAGCGACTGGCACAGGCATGGAACGAGTACAAGGAGGACTACACCATTGACCAGAGCCTCAGTGACTACCTGCTCGGGGAAAGCTGGCAGGAGGAAGCGGATATCGGCGGCATCCCGGTGCGCGTGATGACCGTGGACGTGCAAAAGGGCCATTTCTATGCGGTCGTGCGCTCATGGGCAGCCAACGGGGCATCCCGTCTGCTGCACTGCGAAAAGGTGTTTTCTTGGGAGGCTCTGGAAGGCTTGCAGCTCTCGCAGGGAGTCAATTCGAGCCTTGTCTTTCTGGATTGCGGCTACTCCACGGCGGATGTGTATGCCAAGTGCGCCGAACATGGATGGTTCGGCCTCATGGGCGACCGCCGAGGAACTTTCCCGCACCGCACCCGCTCCGGGCAGACCGTCATGCGCTACTACTCGACCAAGCGCAAGGTGAGCGTGGGCCGCGACCGCTATGCCACCATGTTCTATTGGAGCAACCTCAATATCAAAGACTGTCTGGCCCGCCTCCGCAAGAATGCCGAAGGTGCCACTTGGGAGGTACCCAAGGACGTGCCGCAGGATTATCTCGACATGCTCGACTCCGAGCGGCGAGTATATGAGCGCGGCAAGTGGATATGGAAGCAGATTCAGAACCGGGCGAACCACTATTTTGACTGCGAGGCCATGCAGGTGGCAGTCGCGGCTATGCTCAAGCTGGTGGGTGCCGAAAGTACCGCCGCCCCCGGTGAAGGTTCCGAGTCCGAAGCATAAAACGAACAAAAAGCCACCTTGCGGGGTAGGAAGCCTCCCTGGGTGGAGCCGTTTTCCCTCCGAAAGTCCTTCCTCACCTTCTTGGACTCGTTGGGGGCCTTTTTGCTGACGCGGCCCTTCCGGGAGCCCGGTTTCCCCGCAATCCGCCGGGGCTCTCGCGTACGCATGGAGGGCCCCGCCACCAAGCCCCATCGCTAGGCCCTTCGCTAGCCGCTTGCTACCTTCAACACTCCCCTTCGGGGGGTGTTGATTATTCGCGCACGAATCGCACCTACGCATGAGCGCGGTACTCAATGAAGAAATCTCCTCTTCGAGGAGAATACTTCATTGGAGGCAACTGCCCGGGTCGCCGGAAGGCCAACGAACAAAAAGACACCTTGCGGGGTAGGACGGCCTCCGGGGTGCTGCCGTTTTCCCGGCGAGGGGGCGTCCTAGCCTTGCAGGTGGCGTTTTGTGCGTTGCTTTAGCACGCAGTAACCAGCATACAGGGGAACATAAATAGCCGAGGCCAGAATTATCCAGACAAGCCAGGAGCTATCAAGATACGAGCGGAGCCCAAATCTCAGAACCAAAACCAGAACAGAGTATACACCCGCAAACAACAATCCCTGCACGGCGGCGCGTAATTCGCCTTTCGTACTTAGCCACGCAGTCAGTATTACACTAACCGCAGAAGTTATGCCGCAGAGTAAAAGAAGTCCCCACTGAGAATCAAAAGTCCAGGCAGACTTCATCAAGTTCAATCCTGTCCATAAGAGAACAAATAGGGAGGACATTAAGCAGAGAATACAAAAAATGAATGGCATATCTTTCCATTGTTACTTAATCCTTATAGTAACGGCGATACACAAAATGGGGGAAGTGTTGCTTGTGCCACCGTTGCGTCTCCGCTTGTGTCAGACGGGATTCCGGTCGTGATTCAACCGCTTGCACCAATGCATCAAAGCGTTTCGCTGCCGATTCCGGGATGTATGTATGAGTGAGATGCTTCACCTTATTCAAGGCAAATAGTAACCGAGCCTTTTGTCCTTTCGGAAAAATGTAAAACTCCGGGGAACCGCCAGCTCCCTGCCAATCAAAACTAGGGGTATCCGGCTCTGTTGCCGCCTCTATGGCGAGCAATTCCCGGCATTCATCAGCATTCAATCGAAGAACAGGCGGAGGCTCGGAGGACCATGGATACTCATCGGAGTATGTAAGATAACATTCCGGCAGCGATTTCTTAGCGGATAAGGCTTGCAGGCCGGAGCACGAGCTCAGCCCCACTGCTGCAAGGCAGAGGGTAACGAAAGCTAGGATTTTGTGGATGGAGGGCATGGTCATGATTTGTTTGGGCGTTTGGGGGCATTGCGTTCCACTAAGGAGAGAAGTTCCTCCAGCAATTTCTCCTCCAGTAGCCAGCGGCTGCTCATTTCTTCTGTCGCGGTGATATCGTAGATTGAAAACTCTCTCCATTCTCCTCGAATTAACAAGAATAATCTAGGCTCGGAATACGTTGTCCTCCTACCAACTCGTTTGTACCCACCTGTTCTGCGCACGAAGTGCGGATTTGGGCGCACCTGCATCAAGACGAATGATACCCTATTCAAATCTTTTTCCGATAAAGAGCGTGAAGCATGCACGGTTTGCTGTTCGAGCTTACCGGAATTAATCACCATCTTCATGATGCGCACCTCACCAGCGGCGGGGGAAGAATTTTGCATAGACTCCAACTTAAGACGGGCCTGTTCGCGGTCCTTCTCAGCCGTTTCATAGTGCCAATAAGCCTTTGCATAAGACTCTCCGCACATGAAACACAGTACGCTCAATATGCACAAAAGAAATCTAGTCATTATCTATCTCCTTACACCTATGTTAACACATTTCGTTGGCTAATCCGCAGCAAAAAATGCAAAAAAGTTGATTTTTCTATAATATAGACGCTCCTCACGGGAATTTTGTTGCGAGTTTTCTGCTTTTTTTCAGACAACGAACAAAAAGACACCTTGCGGGGTAGGACGGCCTCCGGGGTGCTGCCGTTTTCCCGGCGAGGGGGCGTCCTAGCCTAGCCGGGCTCGTTGGTGGCCTTTTTTGACAAGCCCGCAAGGGTATGGACATTCAAGTTTACTGCGCCCACTCCCGGATGGTCGACATTGAGGCCATGGTC